GCCTCAGCGCGCAGGTCCTCGCCGGCGCGCCGAAGGCCACGCAGTAGATCCCGCGCCCGCCCTCCGTTCGCCCGACCTGCGGCGGTACCACCCCGGAGGCCTCCGCCTCCATCATCGGCTCGTCCAACCCCACAATTAGCTCCTCGAACGCCTGCCGGTGCTGCTCGCACCAGGCGGTTACAGAGTAGGGCGCCGTCACACCGCGCAGTGCCTCGCGGTCCACCTCGCCCCGCGCATCGAGCGCCTCGCCGAGCGCCCGGGCCGCGTCCCGCGCATCCCCCCGCGCGTAGCGGTGGATGCCGGGCAGGTCCGGCAGCTCGTCGAGCAGCCCCACGCCGCGCGGCACCACCACGCTCACCCCGCAGGCCAGGCACTCCAGCGGCGGCATCGGCACGCCCTCCACGGTCGCCGTCACCACCAGCACGTCCAGCGACTGGTAGAAGGCCGGCAGCTCCGCCCACGCGTACATCCGCGTCGGCACCGGCCAGCCCCGCCCGGAGGCGCGCCACTCGGCGCGCTGCCCCGGCTCCGAGGCCACGATGCGCCGGGCGATGTCCTCGCCCTTGCGCCCGTTCGCATACGTGAAGCCGCTGAACCCGGCGACGAGCCGCTTGTTGCGCTGCGCCGGAATGGTGAAGCGCCCGCGCTCCACCGGCGGCGACACCTGCACCGTCGGGCCGTACTCGGCCAGCGGCTCCGCGTACAGCGCTGCCGTGGCGATGCGCAGGTCGACCCGCGCGGCGACGCTGTCGTACAGCTTCGCTTTCGCGTTGCCCGGCGGCTGCTCCTCGCGGTGCGTGAGGTAGGCCGCCACCGGCGCGTCCGGCCAGGGCCGGAGCAGCTGCGCCTCGAAGTAGCCGCTCAGGTAGTACAGGTCCGCGCCGGGCTCGGGCCTGGCCGTGAGATGCCAGCCGTTGTGCGCGGCCAGGTACCTCGCGAAGCGAGGGATGACCCTATCCGCGTCCTTATTCCGGCAGACAACGTTCACGGCCAGGCTCATGGTTGCTCCGTGTTACCGGTTAGCTACCTCAGGACCCGCCGCTGAGGTCGACTTCACAAAAGGCAGATGGGCGGATGATTCCCATCGCCGCGCGCATCTCGGCGAGCACAGCGATCATGTTCCGGATGAAAAAGTCTTCATGCGAGTCCGAAACAGTGATACTCGCCTGCTCGCGGTCCCACACGACCATCTTCCGCCAGTTGCCGAGGTAGGCCACGCCCTCAGTGGCGAAGAAGCTCTCCACCACCGGGATGCCCCACAGCGTCTTCTGGCCCTGGGCCATCGGCCCGCCCCAGTAGTAGCGGTTCTCACCATCCTTGAGCAGGTCGATGCTCTCCCAGTCGTTCGGGTGCATCAGCCACGCCGTCGGCATCTGCTTGCCGTTGGCCTTCAGGTTGGTGATGGCCTTGCGGGTCGTCGTGATGATGTCCGTGTCGAAGACCTGCGCCAGCACGTTGGCGGTGTTGGCCAGCCCGGTGAAGTTCTCGCCGGAGCCGTTGCCGTTGAGGAGCTGGTTCTCGAACTCCTCGGCCAGGTCCTCGCGCAGCTCCTGGTCGATCAGCCCGCGCAGCTGCGCGGCGTCCGACAGGGCGCGCCGGGTGGCCGGCACCCACACCGCGATCGTCTTCACCGTCTCCGTCACCCGCTCGAAGGCCATGGCACCTTCCGGCTTCTTGCCGGAGACCTGGCCGGTCGCGCCGGTGTAGTCGGTCACGTTGGCCTCGGGCACTACCGCGGCCTGCGTCACCTGCGCCGTCTGGCGCACGAACTCGACAGTGTCCGACGCCGTCTGGCGCACGCTGATCAGGTCGCGCAGGGTGAGCGGGTAGCGGCCCAGCGGCTCGTAGATGCCGGTGTTGTCCGGCGTCACGAACGCGCCCGCCGAGGTGTCGCTCGCCCCGGTGATCAGGTCCTTCTTGAACAGGTTGAAGCCGCCCTTGAGCGCGATAGGCGGCGAGGTGAGCTGCATGCGCTCCGGCACGCGCCCGCCCGGGGCTACGCCCTTCAGCCAGGCCTTGAACTGCTCGTCCTCGACGAACTGCTCGCCGAGCGAGCGCGGCAGGCGGCCGTTCTGGCCCTTGCCGTTGCCGTTGGCGCCGAGCGCGCCGAGGTCGAGGCCGTCGCCGAAGTCCAGGATCTGGCGGCGCATGCGCTCGTCTTCCTCGGCCTGCTTCAGCTCGGCCTTGCGGGCGTTGGCCTCTTCCAGGATGTTGGCGACCTTCTGCCGCTCATCGGCGGTGAACTCGCGCCCCTCCTGCTCAACAGTCTCGCAGATGCCGCGCGCTTCCTTCAGCGCCTTCTGCATCTGCTCACGAAGTTCAGTGATGCGGTCCATTTCCTTACTCCTCTGCCGGGTCCAGCCCGGCCTCAAGCTCGATGATGTCCAGTCGTACCCGCATCAGCTCGACGCCGCTCGGCTTAAGAGCGTCCCCGCCCCCCTCGCCTTCGTCATCTCCTGATGGTGTGTCCGGCTCGGGCGTCCCCTCGCCAGCGTCTTCTTCCTTCTGTCTCTTCACCAACTCCGTCCTTGTACCGATGCCAGCCCCCCGCGTTACCTGCCCAACGCCCCACACGTCGAGCCTGTCCAGGAAGTAGACGTCCTGCCCCTCGAACTGGCCCGGCGCCCCCTCCTCGACCATGAATGTGTAGGACCACTCCTGGAGCGGGCCGAGATGCTTCGCGACTTTGTAGTGCTCGGCGCCGGAGGCCGTGTCGAGGAAGAACTGCCCCTCGACGACCGCCTCGTTCTTCCGCTCGTAAATGACACCCTTGCCGACCGGGAGCTCACCATAGTTGTGGTTCCACGGCTCGATGAGCACTTCCTGCCCGCTCTTGAATGCACCGGGCCGCGTAACGTCTCCGTCATGGTCCACGACGTTGAGCGTCGCGAACACGGCCTCGAACTCACCGGTCTCGTCGCTGTCGGCCTTGAAATGGATGGGTGCCCGGTAGGTTTTCTTCTGCATCTCCCGCTCCTCTAGTTGAACTCGACGCTGCACATGCAGCCTGCGTTGTTATCGGCCCCACCCGCCGGGTCGCCGGGCCACTTCATGCCATTACTGAACCGCTCCCGGATGCCGACCGTCTCCCCGGCCATCGCCTTGTGCGCGTCGCGCGGGTTGGACGAGTTCACCCGCCACGTCTTCGTCTTCAGCCCGCCGGCTGAAGCCGCCTCGCTCGCCCCGAAGTTCGCGGCTGCCGTCACCGCGCTGCGCGCCTCCTGCAGGGCCCACACCGTGGCCGCCGCGACGAACACCCCGCGCACTGCCTCCAGCGGCTCCGGCTCGCGCAGCGCGTCGGTGAGCGCCTCCCGCACCTGGCCGTTCAAATACTCCGCCTGGATGCGGCTGTGCTCCTGGAGCCACGGCAGCATGATGGCCTCGAAGGCCTCCATGTCCTCGACGTCCAGCCCGCCCGCCTCGATCAGCGCCTCGGCCCAGGCCGTGGCCGTCAGGTTGTTCAGCCGCAGCAGGTCGGCGGCGAGCTCGCGGTTCCAGCGCTCCTCGTCAAACCACACCCCGCCGATGTCGAGCTTCCGTCCCTTGGGCACGCGGCTCACGATGGCCGCCTCCTGCCGCCGGTAGTGGCTGGCCAGCCCCTCCGTCCAGCGCCGCTCGTGCTGCTCGCGCAGCCCCTCCGCATGGCTGTCCAGGCCCTTCACGCGGGGGAGGGGGAGGGAGGCCTGCCCCGTCTCGTCGGGCGCAGTGTCGCGCGGCGAGGCCAGCCCGCCGGTGAGCACGTTCAGCGGCGTCACGAGCAGGTCGGCGTCCCCGCCCAGGCTCGGCAGGTTCAGCCGCGCCCGCGCCTCGTTGGCCGTCATCCACGGCCGCCCGACGGCGCTCTGCAGGGCCGTCACCTGCTCCTCGAAGCTCCCCTGCAGCTTCTCGGCAATGTTGAACTCGACGTACACGCCGTCTGCGTCCTCGAACTCCGGCAGCAGCTGCAGCTCGACGTCCTGCTCAATCATCGCCAGCCACGGCCCCAGGCTGTCCTGGTAGAGCTGCTTATGCTGCTCTTTCACGTTACTAAAAGTCGCGTGATCGAGGATGCCCACCATCGGCAGCGGGATGTGATAGGCCCGCGCGCACTCCTCCCTGGTCAGCTTGCGGCTGCCCAGGTATTCGCTCTGCTGGGCGTTGAAACTGGCCTCTTTGAACTTCATCCCATCCTGCAGGATGGGTGTTTTGCCGCTGTTCATTGCCCCACTGTAGAACTCGGCCCACTCGACCCTGAATCGTTCCTGTGCGGCCAGGCTCCACTCCGGCGCCTCCAGCGGCCGCTCGATTATGCCCGATATCCGCGCCGCGTTCTGCCAGAAATACTCGCGGTAGTCACCCATGGCCTGCTCTTCGGCCAGGATGCGCCGCAGGGTCTCCAGGGGCGACAGGCCGACCGTCGGGTTGCTCGGGTTATAGCCCCGGAAGTGGACGACCTGGTCGGGCGGGAACACAAACCGCTTGCCGCCCAAGGTCACCTCGTAGCTGGTCGGCACCAGCCCGCCATGCACGGTCACATACGGCGGTGGGATATGCAGCAGCCCCACGCGGCCGCCGGCACGCACTTTGATCCAGAACGCATTCCAATACACGCCCAGGTCGCTGACCAGCGCCTCGATGAGGCGATAGCGCGTGACCTTGTACTCTGGCGGCAGCGGTCGCGCAATGGTCTGCGCCAGGCCGTGATCCGTCAACCTCTGC